AGCGCCACGACGTGTACGTTGGGCGATCAGGTTAGCAACACGGTTGATCAACACAGCTAGAGCAGCGTGTTCGTCACCAACGAATGTAGCAGTACCAGAAACAGTAGCTTGGTTGTATGTGAACTCGGTAGCAGCAAGGCTACGCAGGCTCAACAGGATCTCTTGGTCAATCTCAGCTGTGATCTCTTGTGCAAGAGCAGCCATGATCTCAGCTTCAACGTCAATACCGTGCATTGCTTGAGCGTCTTGGGCACTTTCAAATGTCCAACGTGCTTGCAATTTACGTGTCTTGGCTTCAACAGCTTGCTTCAAGATCTGAACGGAAATTTGCTTACCGCCAGTACCTTCCATTGTTGCTGTAGCAGCACCGTTGTAGCTAGTGGCTGTGGCAGTACCTTGTGGCACTGTGGAGTAAGCCTGAGCAATCTTGAATGGGCTTAGTGCTTCTTCACCAGCTGTGACGCTTGTGGCAGCAGCACTTGAGTCAGTCAAGCTCTGGGCATAACGCACACGCAGGGTGTGAATTTGACCAACAGGGCCAGTCATGGGCTGAACGCCAACCAACTCGTTAGCAATAACGGTAGGCATAACACGACGGATCACTGGAAGAATAACACGGTTCAATGTAGCAATGTTACCTGCTGCGGTAGAACCTGCGGAAGCGTTTTCCTTCAAGTACTTGCGGGTGTTTTCAAGGATAACACCCATGCTGTTGCGCTTGGTACCGTTTAGACCTTCAAGCAATGCTTCTTTGGTCTCGCCCCAGCGGCTTTCTAATAGTTCTTGTGACATTTAAGTCTCCTATAATTAATTATAACCCTGCCAGGCGCTTGAGGTCGATCACGTTGCTTTTGGCTTCGCGGTCTTCCTGGTGACTACTTGGAACAGATTTATCCCCAGTGGATACGGATACCGATTCTGTAATCACCTTAGCAGCTCTCACAGTTCGATCTTCCAACACTGCTGGTAGATACTTTTCGAAGGCGTTTTTCAAACGAGATGTTTGTACGCTCTCCAGTAAATTACGCATGACGTCTTGTTTTTCCCGGTTTAGCGGGGTCAACAGCATTTCCATTGTGCTTTCACGCTCATTGGATTCTCTGATCATACGTATTTCACGTTCTTTGGACTCAACAACGATTCGGGCTCGTTGAGTGAGTTTGATGGCTTCTGACAATTGACTGTCTTTGTGTTGCAGCAGACTATGCAGCTTGCGAACTTCAGCATTCTCATTCAAGTGAGTAACGCCAAATTCAGCAGCATACGCTTCAAATATACGACGACCAAAATTGTTCTCACGAGCAATTTTGATATCTTCTTGCAATTGTGTCAGTTCGGCCTTAAGATGACGGCTAACAGCCTGGCTCATTTTTTCAGCACTTTCTTTTACGAAACGTGCCTTGAGTGTTTCAAGCTTGCCACGTGCTTCGCGAACCAAACGTACTTTGGTTTCAACTACATCACGCTTGTCTTGGGCAAATTCTTGAATTTCACGAGCTAGAGCATGCACCATAAAGTTCTCGAGCTTTTCAAGTCCTTCACTATGCATTTTTCGGTCCTTACGCAGTTCGCCAATTTCTTCTGCAAGTTTTGTTACCATAAAGTTGTTGAACTTGGTGGCACTTTCTTTCATCTTGCTTTGGAAACGAACGCGGTCTTCCACAAGAGCTTGCTTTTCAGCGGCCACTTGTTGAAGTTCTGCTTGGAGTCCTTCTGTTACCATTCTATCCAGGGCTTCAACCATGACTGTCTTGTCGTGCTCATAGCGTTGCGCAAACTCTTCACGAAGTTCTGCGCGGGCTTGTTCACGAGCTTCACTTAGCTTGGCTTCCCAGGCTTCAGTGATCTCTGTACGAGTTTCCTCGGTGATCAAGTCGCTATCTAGCAATGGTTTGATTGCATCTAACATTAGTAGATTCTCCTTAGATTTTCAGGTCCTTGATCAGACGAATTACTTCGCTTTTCAAGTACTTCTGCACTTTGTTGTCCTGCCCAGCATCTTTGGCAATCTCCAGTAATCTGTGACCATATTTCATGTTCATCATACCTTCGTAGATAGCTTTGGGATAAGCATTCGGTGCGCTGGGTTGGGCAACCACATCTATAGTGACTATTTCAAAGTCACTTACATGTCCTGTTCTGTCGTCAACGTTGCCGCTGCCGCGGCTTGACACTCCGAGTTTGACTCCGGATTGTAGCAATGTCTTGATTAGATCGCCCATGGGAGTGGGAAGAATTCTAAGTTTGCCGTGTCCTGCATCACCGTCCATCCACATACCATCAACACTGTGGCAAACCCGATCAAGGTTGATTTTTAAATCATCTGGATGGTCCACTTCACCTAAGACTGAATTACCTTCTTTGATCTGTTGGTTTATGGTGTTGACTGCACGAGTGATCTCGTGTATGGGATATATCCGGTCGTTGGCGTTGCGTTTGTTACCTTCAATACAAATACCTTTGAGATAAAGGTTCTTACCCCCGCTGACATCAGATTCTTCAAGAACCTGAATGTTAGCTTGGTGGAAGGTAAGTTGCTCTTTTAGGTAAGTCATTTTTTTAGTTGTGCTTGCCTGGCACAATCGACTTGTTGTTTACGCCGCCTTCTTGACCTGTTTTGGGCTTGACAGCAGCGCTGGGCTTCTGGGTGCCTTGAGCAGGAGTATTACCTACTCGGCCAATAAGATCTTTTGTAGTTGGTGCAGCACGACCTTGTGCTTCAGCACCAGTTGTGCTCACAGGCTTAACTGTGCTGCCAATTGGGCCTTTTGCGCCTGCATTTGCAGCCACTGTGGATTTCTTGTTGACTCCGCCTTCTTCGGCAGTCACTGGCTTTGGGGCTGCTTTAAGACTCACATTCTCCATCATGCCGTAGTTGCCCATTTCTGGCATCATTTCTTCTGTGTCGTCCATTTCAATGGCATCGCCGCCTTCATCAGGACCAAAACCGTCGCCGTCACCCATGTCGTTACCGCCCATGAGGTCTTCAAATTCTGCCATGAGTTCGTCCAACTTGTCTTCTAGATCCATCACGCGGTCTTCAAGGCCTTCGTCGCCGCCAACATCGCTGTGGTGATCGTTGCCATCCATGTCGCTGTCCATGTCGCTGTCCATGTTGTCGCCTTCAGCTTCCATGCTCATGTCGTCTTGTTCTTCAGCTTCAACGTTGTCGATTAATTCGTCAGCAGCGTCGCCGCCCATTGCGCCTTCGTCGAGATCATCGTCTTGAGCTTCTTCAAGCTCTTCATCAGCCATTAGGCTTTCATAAATCTCGCGGCTTTTGCCCACAACGATGTCGTGGAAAAGTTCGCGAGCTTTTTGCTCGTCATCATTGATCACGTATTCGATCAATTGTTCAAATTGGTTCATAAGAAAACTCCTATAGGTAAAGTGTAATGTTATTTACACAGGAGTTAAAAACTTGGTGCTTTTAGATAGGAAAATGCCGATAAATTGTCAAGATTGACAATTTTTACATTGCAGGTTGTGCAGGCGGTGCATACTGCTGACGCACCAATTTGAGTTTTTCTTTATACTCTACTTGACGAATGTCATTCATCATTCGCAGCTTGTTGAGTTGCCGTAAGGTCAAGTGAGTTTTTCGCAGATCACCCAGTTGCGGCTGACTGTTGTCTTGCTTCAGGTCCTGATATGCTTCGGGCTCTTTGTTGAAAAATTCTTGCAGTATCATACGGTTATTTATGCGGCTGGGGCGGTTGCGCCGCCAGGCGTGCCACCTGGTGCAGGAGCCTGTCCAGGGGCGGCAACAGGTGCAGTCATGTCAAGTCCGCCCGCTGGCTCCATTGCTGCAATTTCTTCACCTGTACCAATGTCAGTTTCCAAGTTACCTGGTGTGATACCCACACTTCGTAGATCCGCACCTTGTGCTGGCTGCATGTCAGGATTGTCACGTTCTTCACGCCAGAGTTTTTCATTTTTCTGCATTTCTTCTTCGGTCAAGCCCAAGAAACGCTCCAGCAAGAATCGCTTGCTCATGTATGGCAAAGGCTCTAGTCCTTGAAATGCCTGAATACGAGTGTTGTCTAGTTCGCTCTGACGATAGCTGGCAAAGTTCTGTGGCGGGTTAAAACGCAGGCTAAACAGTCCTGAATCAATGTTGAATCCGCGCCACTTCAAGAACATTTTGAATTCGTCGTCTAGTTTTTGTGCAATAAGTGCTTGCAGTCTCTCGCAGTATTGGTTGAAACGATACTCTTGAATCAAGGCTGTGCCTACTTTGCCGTCGCTGGTCACACGGTCTGAGTCATCAGGTCCTGTGGGCAAATAACTACTGGGCACACGCAGACCACGAGCCATTTTGTTGTTGAAATACTTCAAGTCGTCAATTTCGCCCAGGTTTTGTCCACCTGGCAGTGTTTCCACACTTGATCCACGGCCGTCTTGACCCTGGGGGAAAAAGTAGTCTTCGTTGATGCTGAGTGGATTGTAACTGCTGTCCATCATATTGTTTCCGCCACCTGACGTGGTAGGAATGCGCCGCTGATGCATTTCGTTTTTGACACGTTCCACAAATGCCATGGCCAAGTGGCTGGGCATGTTGCCCACGTCAATCTTGAAAATTCTACGTTCAGGAGCACGTTGCACACGATAGATCAACACAGCATCTTCCAGCAGTTGTTTCTGCTTGTATACCATGAAAATTTGTTCTAACACACTGCGTCCAAATGGCCAGAACACATCCAGACCTTCGTTGAGACTCATGTGCACCACATGCTTGGCATCCAAGCACACTTCATTTTGTGCTTGTGTAAATCTGCTGTTGCCCACTCCGCCACCAGAGCCGCCATTGGGCATGCTGTAGTTTGAAGCACCTGAGATGCTGCCAGTTGAAGGGTTGGTCATGTAGTCTGTGGTGGTCTTGGCTGCCACAGTCATGTTTTGAAAGTTGGGATTGATGTCGCGAATCACATACTGTTCCGGACGTTTGCCTTCTGATTCATTCACAATCACTCGGGCCACTTTGCTCATGTCCACCCACATCATTTCAAATGTTTCAGGATCACGCACAAAGATCTGATCGCCATACTTGATGGTGTTGCGGAACAGTTTAAATGCACGTTGGTCCAGTTTGTTCAGCTTGACCCACTGCTGCAGTTGTTTTTTGATAATGCTGATCTCGTGATCAGTGGGTGTGTCGTTGTAGTTTATGTCAAATGGTGTGCCGTTAGACTGGTTCAACTGTGTTGAAAACTCTGCAATGATATCCAGACAGGCATTGATTTCACTATCCATGTCCATGTTTTCGTACTGATTGTAGCGTTCAATACGATTGGGGTGACCTGAGTATACTTCTGGCAATCGGCTGGCATAGTTGCGGAACACAAAGTCTGCCTGAGCCACACTGTTGGTACCATCATTTTTGGGGTAGCCATCCAGACCGTACTGATTTTTGCCTGATATAGGGCTCAGTTGTCCAGAGGTGTCTGCTACCTTGAAGTACTTTTTCCAACCTTGAGAATTTTTATCTGCCATAGTGTATTATTTACCGTTAGTTAGCGGTTGCACGTAGTAACTTTTCCTGGATGCTGTTGCTGGATTTTTGTATTCGAACCATTTCGTCCATTATAGTTACCAGGTCCCGATTGTTCATTTGATTGATCATGCTTTCCATGCTAGTCTTGAACTGCTTCATCATGTCAGCCATGTCTTCTTTATATTTAGAATCACCAAACTCTCCACCTTCGGTACGCACTGGAATTGTTTTGCCATCAGGTAGCGGAACCACAGCTTCTGGGCCGTGCAGTTCTGCCATATATCCCGAAGTTGGACCAGATGCAATTCCGCCGTCAGCAAAAGAAAAGTGCACAGGATCCCCGGGCACTTTTTGACTCAACCCCTGGCGATTCATTGCTGCCACTGCTTGTGAATCCATGTAATTCTGAATGTCAACAGCCAGCCCTTTTTCATGCGGGCTGTGACCTGGTCTAGCCACTGCCATGCCTGACGGGCCTTGCCCCGGGCGGCCAGCAGCAACTGTTTCTTCCCACAATCGGTGCTGATCAGCTGAATCTCGTTTGGCACTGTTGATCTGCATTTTGTTGCCTGTGGCTGCATGGTATTCTTCTGCTGCAAGAATTACTGATTTTTTGAGTCTTTCATCTAGACCTTCAAACGCACTAGCACTACCTGATTTTCCAGTGAATTTCAAAACATCAGCGGCACTGGCAGTAGTCTCACCACCTCTAGCACCTTCTACTTCTGACGCAGCGCTAGGGCCGCGGCCAGCACCTGCAGGCCCTGGTGCACTGCCCATGCTACCCATACCGCCCATACCGCCCATCATCCTTGATTGTTTGAATGCTTTTACTGCTGTTTTGGCTGCTTCTGGGCCCATGGTTTCTGTATAGATTTTTTCTATATCAGCCAGCATTTTGTTTTGCTCTTCCAGCAGCTCAATTTCATCTTCCATTAGATCTGTTTTGAGATCTAGTAGCTTTAGGTTGATTCTGGTGAATTCTCTTGATCTGATGAGATCTTGATTTGTAATTTTTGCCAAGGCTTCTGTGTCCTTGAGCATTTCTTTGTGAAGATCCTGCATCTTGGTGTCACCGCCACCTGCTGCTCCTCCTGTGGTCATTCCTCCTTTGAGCATGTGTTCGGGAATCACCAATTCATTGCCGTGCAACATGGCCATGTAGCCTGAGTCTGGACCTGACAATAATCCACCGTTAGAAGCTTCGGGCACGCCAGCAGCGGCGGCGCCTACCTCGCCAATTTTTTTACCAGCTGCACCACCAAGATAAACACCTGCTGCTGATCCAATTAATGCTCCAACTGCTGCACCGATTGGTCCCAGCATGGCACCCACAGCAGCACCTTTAAGGCCACCCGCAACTCCTAGACCAAGTGCACCCACAGTTTCTCCAGCAGTACCAACAGCTTTTTGTGTGATCTTGCTGCCACCAGGTGTAAATTGATCCATTAGATTTGCTGCTTTTGCAGTAGCGTCTGCTAGTACAGTCATGGCTTCGGTGGCAGGAACTATACCTTTAAAAATAAAATCGTTGTTGGCTTCGTTGGCCTTGATCTGTGCTTCCCGTAGTTCGGCGGTTGCATCCAACAATGGATCAGTCCCGCCTTTTAGTCGTTTTTCGTAATCTGTATTGGCCTTGGCTTGTTGTTTGACAAATCCTTGCTCTTGTGCCAGTTGTATTTTTCGAGCTTCACCTACTGCTATAAACGTTTTGTCATTGGCTCCCAACAGACCCAGACTCACACCTATTCTGTCGTTGGTTTCGCCTATGCGTTTGGCTGTGCTGTCCAAGGCTTGCATTGGCGTTTTGGTGCCGCCTATAACAGCATTGACATCTGTCAATGCTTGACCTTGTG